AGATTACCTTTAACAGATGGAAAGTTAATTGAACTACAAGCGGCTATTGCTATTAGACCACAGATAAAAGCTATTCTTGAAAGAGAGTATGTTAAATGGTCAGATACAGTTGTTAGAAAAGGTTTTAATAAACAAGCTATACGAATTGAGAAAACATTTAAAAGAATAGGCAATATTCCTGTTGCGTTTCAAGAACTTACTAAAGGCGATAAAGCATTAATACAAAATCTTAAACAACAATACTTTACACAGTTTAAAGATGTGTCTAATACATTTACCAGACGACTATCAGAGAAGGTCTATCAAAATACATTAGTTGGAACTGAATTTACTGTATTAGAAAAAGAATTAAGACAAACTATCAATGGTATTTATGCTAGTTCAGATGACCCAGAGATTCAAAGATTAGTTAATTATATAAATGATAATAAGTTTGATAAATCAAAACAATCACAAGTTGATAAATCTATACAAACATTACAATCTAAATTTGCTAGAGATCGTGCTGGAGAAAACATGAAAAGGTATGCTGGACAGATATTAAACGACTCATTAAGAGATTTTGATGCAACTTTAAACTTTAATAAGTCTAAAGATGCTGGTTTAACTTATGTTAAATATTATGGAGATGTTATTCCAACCACTAGGGAGATTTGCAGAAATTTAATTAGTGGTGTATATAACAAGAGGAAAAGTGGACTTTTCACAATTGATGAAGTCAACTCACTTTGGACAAGTAGAAGCTGGAAAGGCAAAAAGTCTGGAAATCCTTTAGTTGTCAGAGGTGGTTATAATTGTCGTCATCAATGGTCTTATGTCAATCCTGATTGGTATGACAGCAAAGGCGAACTAATAATATAATAGGAGAAACAATGTCTGAAGAAAACAAAAATGTTGCACCAGAAGTTGCAACTGAAGTAAAAGAAGAAGTAAAAGTAGAAACACCAAAACAACAAACTTTTACACAAGAACAATTAGATAACATAATCAAATCAAGACTAGAAGCTGAAAAAAATAAGTATGAGAAAAAACTTCAAGAAGAAGAAACTCAGAAAGCTGAACTATTAAAAGAACAGCAATTAAAAGAAGCTAAATCTAAATCTGAAATTGAGAAGATTATGCAAGAAAGATTATCTGAAAAAGATTCGGAGTTACAAAAGGTAAAAGATCAAATCAAAAAAGAAAAAGTTGATAATTCTATTTTATCTATTGCTAACAAAGAGAAATCTATCAACGCACAACAAGTAGTAGCTTTGTTAAAGAACGAAGTTAAATATAATGATGATGGTAGAATAGAAGTAGTTGATAATAATTCTAATGTAAGATATAACTCAAATGGAGAACTACTTACAATTGAAGATCGTGTTAAGGAGTTTTTAGATAGTAACCCACACTTCCGTCAAGGGTCATTGTCTGGTTCAGGAAGCCAGAGTGCTATTGGTGGTAAAACTGTTAAACCTTTTAACTTACAGGACTTGGACTTAACAAAGCCAGAAGATCGTAAAGCTTATCAAGAATATAGAGCAAAACGAGATTCAGGTGCTGTTGAGATTAACTTAAATAAATAAACTTAATAGGATAATAAAATGGCTAACGAAACAACGTCGTCAACAATATCAGAACTATATACTGAAATTGTTGCAGAAGCACAATTTGTAGCTTCAGAAAAATCCATTATGAGAAACTTAGTTAAAAACTATGCGATCTCTGGTGGTGGAAAAGCTGTTGAAGTTCCTGTCTATGCCCAAGTAGCGGCGGCGGCAGTAGCAGATGCAACTGATCTAGCAAACACAGCAATCAACCCTACTTCTGTTACTATAACAGCAAGTGAAGTTGGTGTTATGACTACTCTAACTGATTTAGCAAGAAACTCTGCTCCAAGAAATGTTGCGGCTGATATTGGTAAATTATTTGGGGAAGCATTAGCAAGAAAACAAGATGCTGATTTAACAGGATTGTTTGATTCATTAACAACAGAAGTTGGAGATGGAACAGCGGCAATCTCACCAGCGGCTATTTTCAATGCTATGTCAACTTTAAGAGCAAACTCACTTCCAATTAACGAATGTGCAGTTGTTCTACACCCAAAAATTGCTTACGATCTAAAATCTGGCTTAACTAATACTTTTGCTGGTTTAGATACTGAAACTTCAAACGAAGCATTAAGAGCAGGATTTGTTGGTAAGTTAGCTGGTATGAATATATTTGAAACTTCAAATATGTCTAATACTGGTAATGCTGGGGATTATAAAGGTGCGGCTTTCCATAAAGACGCATTAGCAATCGCTATGATGCAAGATGTTAAAATAGAAACTCAAAGAGATGCGAGTTTAAGAGCAGACGAAATCGTGGCTACATCAGTTTATGGTGTGGGCGAAATCCATGACTCTTATGGTGTTGAATTACACTTTGATTCATCTATCCAATAGTAGGATACTTTGTGAGGGTGGGAAACTGCCCTCGCAACTAACATATGGAGAATAAAATGGTTAAATTAGTAATACCGAGTACAGAAAAAGTATCTCTTAAAAGAGGTAATAAAATAATTCAAAGACCCAGAGTAGATTATGAAACAAATAAATCAGTTTGGGATTTTAGAGGTTTTAAACTTGTTCAAGATAATGTAAAAGAAAATATTAAAGAAGTAGATCAAACTTTTGAAAATGAATCAAAAGTAGTACCTCTTAAACCAAAGAAAAGAAAAACAAGAAAGAAAAAAGATGAATCAATTAATTAAACTTAAATTAAAGAAATGGTCAAAATGGGTCTGGATTAAATCTAAAAATAATCCAATGTATTCAATCCCTTTAGCTATTTTAATAATTTATCTAATTTGGAACTAAATTATGGCTAATTATACTGGTGCAAACGTAATAGTAGCTGGAGATGTAACAAAGTATCAACCTGATGCTTTTGATTTTGGTATTGCAAGTGGAGCAACAGAAGCAACTAATTTCTTTGCACAAACAACTAATGATATTTTAAGACAATTAAGAATAGAATGGTGGCCTGTATATAAAACAAATATATTTACAGATATTACAGTTTTAAACACAGCAGAAATGGTTAATACAAAAGTTAATTTAGATCAGTTTGAACGTGCTGGTGTTTATCTATTTCTTGGAAGATTCTTTTTACCAGCATTAACTAAATTTAGACCAGAAACAGAAAAAGATAGATTTGAAAGAATGGCAGAATATTATATGAGCCAATACAATATTGAATGGAGAATGATATTAGAAGATGGTGTAGAATATGATGTAGATGCTGATGGAACTATCATCTCTAACGAGAGAGAACCTTTACATGGATTTAGAAGATTGACTAGATAATGACTATTGATTTAAAAATCAAAACAAATGCTGATTTAGTAAAAAAAAGATATTCAAGAATACAGAAAAGATTTAAAGGTATAATTCAAAAAGGAATACTACAAGCTGGATTCCAATTACTAGATATTATCAGAACTAAAACTCAAAAAGGTATTGATCTTAGAGATAGACCATTCGTTCCATACTCACAAGGTTATCTAAAAAAATTACAAAGAGAGGGTAAATCAACTAAAATAGATTTATTTTATTCTGGTAGAATGCTAGGTGCTTTAACTCCATCTGGTAGGACTATTAGAAAAACAGGAACTAATAAAGTTAGTGTAGGATTTAGTAATTCACAGATGTTACAAAGAGCAGTATTTAATCAAGTATTAGGAAAAAATAAGAGGGAATTTTTTGGTTTTAATGATAGAACTGCTAATATAATAAGAAAACAATTTAACAGATTTGTTGCAAAGGAATTTAGGAAAGCAAGAATATGAGTGTAAGAGAAAACATTGCAAGTAATTTATTAACAGTAATATCTAATATATCTAGTCCAGCAATTAAGAAAGCTACTAGACAACCTTTCTTATTAGACGAATTATCAGAGCAACAATATCCAGCAGTAATAGTACAAACATCAGAAGAAAATAGAGATGATTCAGAATTAGGTAGTGGTGCTAAAACAAGACATGGAACAATAGATTTTGTAGTATTAGGATTTGTTAAAGGTGCAGAATCTAATATAGATACTTTAAGAAATGCACTAATCACAGCTATTGAAACTGCAATAGAAACTGATATTACAAGAGATAGTAACGCACTTGATTCGGAAGTTATACAAGTTGAAACTGACGAGGGAAGTTTATTTCCTGTTGGTGGAATAAGAATGACTATTAGATGTATGTACGAGTATCAAGCTGGAACACCATAGGAGATAATATGACAACTAAAATTATAAATAAAATAGAAAAGAAAATAGATCAAATAGAAAAAATGCACGATAAAGAGTCTATGTTATGTGAAGAAGTAAAAGACTTATTAGCTGAATTAAAAGAAAACCAAGAAGAAGATAGTCAAGATTGGGAAGAAGATTTAGATGATGATAATTTTGACGAAGATGAGGAAGATATTGACGAAGAACAAGAAAACTAATAAAAGGACTTATGGCTAAAGACATTAAATTATATAAAGATAATTCAGAGATAATTATTAATGAATCTAATCTTGAACATTTTTTAAGTTTAGGTTATAAGGAACAAAAACAAGAACAACAATCTAAAAGTAAAAAGGATAAAAAATGGCAACACATCACGGAAAAGAAGGAGTTGTAACAGTTGGTGGAACTGGTGTTGGGGAACTAACAGGGTTTACACTAGAAACAACTGGAGATGTAGTAGAGGACACAGCTTTAACAGATGCAACTAAATCTTTTGTTGCTGGTAGAACTTCATTCTCTGGTACTTTAGAAATGCACTTTGACGAAACTGATAGCCCACAAACAAGTTTAGTAGCTGGTGCTTCACTAGCTTTTATTTTACTCCCAGAGGGTAATGCAAGTGGCGACAGAAGTTTTGCTGGAACAGGAATTGTTACAGGAATGTCAGTTAATAACTCAATGGATGCAATTATTTCAAGAACTGTTACTTTTCAAGGAACTGGTGCATTAACAATAGGAACTGTATAATCCTAATTTATGTCAGTTATTGATAGAGTAAAGACTCATTTCGAAACTCTTAAAACTATCACTATTGAGGTGGAACAATGGAAAGACGAACATGGGAAACCAAGTGTCTTTTATTCAGAACCATTAACTCTTGAAGAAAAAAACATTATCTTTAAGAAGTCTAGTAACTTTCAAGACTTAACTGTTCTTGTTGATTTGCTTATAATGAAACTCCAAGTCAAAAATGATAAAGGAGAAATGATTAAAGCATTTAGCCCAGAAGATAAATTTGCATTAAGAAAAAAAGCAGACTCAAATGTTATATCTACTATTGCCAATCAAATACTTTTAGACACTAATTACGAGGAAGCCGAAAAAAAGTAGATAGCGACCCTGACATCAGGTCGCTTTTAGTTGTTGCAGAGAGATTACACCTTACAATACAGCAAGTTCTTGATATGCCTGTTAGCCATTATAATCTTTGGTTAGCATACTTGAAAAAAGAGCAAGATGAGTATAAAACAGAACGATCACTAGCAGAAGCAAGGAAATTTAAATAATGGCAAATCAAAGACTTAATATAGATATAGTAGCAAAAGATAAATCCAAACAAGCATTAAACAATGTTCAAGGTTCATTATCTAAAGTTAGAGGTGCTGTATTTAATTTAAGAAATGCTTTTATAGGATTAGGTGCTGGTATTGTACTTAAAGGTATTGTTAGTGCTGGAATGCAAATTGAAGAATTAGGTGTACAATTAGAAGCATTATTTGGTAGTGCTAAAAAAGGTAAAGCCGCACTAGATACAGTTACTAAATTTGCAAAAACAACTCCATTTGAACTATCTAATATTCAACAAGGTGTAACAGCTTTAGCAACTGTTTCAGAAAAAGCAGAATCACTTGGAATATCATTTGAAGAATTATTAAAAATTACTGGTAATACAGCAGTTCAATTAGGTGGAGATTTTGCTTTAGCTTCTCAACAAATACAAAGATCATTTAGTGCTGGTATAGGTTCAGCAGATTTATTTAGAGATAGAGCAGTTACAGCTATGGCTGGTTTCTCTGCTGGAGTAAAAGTTAGTGTTGATGAATCTATTAAAGGTTTAGCAAGAGCATTTGGAAGTGGTGGTAAATTTGGAGAACTAACAAACAAACTAGCACAAACTTTAAAAGGAACTATATCAAACTTAAAAGATGCTTATTTCACAATAGAAACAGAAATAGCCAAAGGTTTTTTTGATGAACTAAAAAAACAGTTAGGAGATTTGAAAAAATTTACAGAAACTAATGATGAAGCAATTAGAAGATTAAGCAGAGAAATAGGAGAAAAACTTGCAGTAGGTATTTTAGAACTTGCAACAGCAGTTAAAGTTTTAACTAAAAACTTTAGAGAATTATTAGATGTTATAGCTTTATTAATGATTGCTTTTGGTGGATTAACTTCAAAAATTGTTGGTACTGGTATAGTTTTAAACAATCTTTTTCAAAGATTCAAAAAGATTTTTGGAGAAGAAAATGAAATTAAATTAGCTTTACCTGATGCACGAGATATAGCCAAAACTTTTATTCCACTAAAAAAACAATTAGAAGTAGTAGATGGATTTTTATATAACTCATCAAGTGAATTAGGTATTAGAATTCCAGATGCTACTGAAAAAGCTATTGCTAAATTTAAAGAACTAAACAATGGTGTACTAGAAAATATTAAAAAGAAAAAAGAAAATATTAGAATGATAATTGCAGAGGGTATAAATAGTGGTATTACAAAAATGTCAGAAGCATTATCAAGATCATTAGTATTTGGAGAAAAATTATCTGACACTTTAAGAAATATGGCATTAAATGTTTTAGCAAAAATCGTATCAATTTTAATTGAACAAATAGCAAGACAATCAATACAGATTGCTATGGAAAATGCACATATAACACAACTTGTTCAAAAGTTAAGTATTGAAAAAGCTATTACAGATGAAAAAAGAAAACAAAATTCAGCTAGTGCTGGTGGTAGCGATAATATGGGAAGTTCATTAGTAAGAATGGCTAGTTCTTTTTTAGGTTTTGCTAAAGGTGGTGCAGTATCAAAAGGACAACCAGTTGTAGTTGGAGAAAGAGGTGCAGAATTATTTATACCAAATCAAACAGGACAAATAACACAATCTGCTAGAGGAACTGGTGGTGGACAAACAACAGTTAATTTTAATATTAATACAGTAGATGCTTCTGGCTTTGAAGAATTATTAGTTAGATCAAGAGGAACTATTACACAATTAATTAATAGTGCTGTTAATGAAAGAGGGAGTAGAAACTTAATATAATGTCTGGTGCTTTTCCAATATCATCTGCTAAATTTGAAACTTTAGGAATAAAATCTATTCAAAATACTATTATATCTAAATCTGTATCTGGTAAGAAACTTGCAAGACAAATAGACAATCAAAGATTTGGATTTACAGTTAGAATAGTTACAGGAACTAGATCAGATGTTTATGGAGAGTTAATGGCTTTTATAATTAAGCAAAGATCAGGCAAAGAAAACTTTACAATAATCCCACCTGAAATAGAAGATGCTAGAGGTAATGAAACAAATACAGTATTAGTTAATGGTGTTCACGCAGTTGGAGATACAACAATAGCTATGGATGGACATCATAACGATAATCCACACGCATTTAAAGCTGGAGATTTTATTAAGTTTGCAAGTCATTCAAAAGTTTATATGATTGTAGCAGATGTTCAGGCTTCTAGTAATGCTTCAACAGTTACAATAGAGCCACCTTTACTTACAGCACTTGCAGATGATTCAGCAGTTACTTATGACAATGTTCCTTTTACAGTACATTTAACAAATGATATTCAAGAATTTGGTGCAGTAGGAACAGCTAAAGATGGTGCATTTCTATATCAATTTGAATTTGATGTTGAAGAAACCTTATAGATGAAATACAAAGTAAAATATTGGATTAGTGTTGATTTTTTAGCTGAAGAAATAATTGAAGCTGATGATCTTGATGCTAAATCTTTGAATCAAGGTAAGTATAAAGACCCATCTAAAAATGCTACTTATACTGTCAATGATTCAATAAAAATAAACAGACGAACATTTGAGGAACATGACGAGAAGCCTGACAACAGCAGTAAAGAACGAACTAGCAACAAATGATATTAGACCAGTACATCTTATCACTATTAGCTTTGGTACTCCTGTTAATATTACAGATTGTTCATTTTCATTAACATCATCAGTATCAGGTTCATCAGTTACATATTCAGCTAGTGATTTTATATTAGGTATATCTAATCATACAGAAGAAACAGATATTACTAAATCAAGTGTAACTATTAATTTATCTGGTGCAGACCAAACATTTATTTCAACAGTATTAAATGAAAATGTAGTTAATGATAATGTAGATATTTATAGAGGTTTTTTAAATGATTCTAATGCTATAATTGCTGACCCATTTTTACTTTACAGAGGAAAGATAGAAAGTTTTGAAATACAAGAGGGAGAAAAAGACAGTACAGTTGGTTTATCAATCGTATCACATTGGGCAGACTTTGAAAAAAAAAATGGTCGTAAAACTAATAATACATCTCAAAAAAGATTTTTTAGTACAGATGTTGGTATGGACTTTGCATCTCAAACAGTACAAGATATTAAGTGGGGTAGAGCATAATGTATAATTGGTTTGATAGATTACTAATTAAAGTAGCAAAGAAAATTTTAAATAGATATGCACCAAAAGACGAGTTTATTGCTTACATAAATAAAAAAGAAGAAGAATATCTTAAAAAAATTGGTGGATATGGTAAGCCTATAAATGATACAGGAATTAAATCATTTTTTGGTGGATTTGGTGGAATAGTAAAAGCAATAACTAAAGTATCAAAATTCTTTAATCAGAATCCACTTGTATCACTTGGAGTTACATTATTTTTAGCTTGGGCATTAAGACCAAAAGTTCCTGAAATAGAAGATTTTGGTACAAATGAATTTGATGATTTTGAACGAGGATTATTAGTTAATAAACAATCTAATGACTCAAACATTCCTGTTATATTTGGAGAAAGACTTGTTGGTGGAACTAGAGTCTTTATGGAAACTTCAGGAACAGATAACACTTACTTATATATGGCAATCGTTATGGCAGAGGGAGAGATAAACGATATAGAAGAAATAAGAGTAGATGATAAAGTTGTTACTTGGGCAAGTGCATTATCAGATGGAACAGAGGTAGAAGTAGGAAGTGGAGATAGTAATTTTTATAAAGATTCAACAAGTTTAATTAAAGTAGAACCTCATTTTGGAACAGATGGTCAATCAGCATCATCTATATTATCAACATTATCATCTTGGGGAAGTAACCATAAATTATCTGGTTTATGTTATTTAGCATTAAGGTTTAAATGGAATCAAGACGCATTTACTGGAATACCAAAAGTACAAGCAAAGATACAAGGTAAAAAAGTAGTAGCATATAATTCTAGTTTAGAAGCACAAACTGCGGCTTACTCAACTAATCCAGCTTGGTGTTTATTAGATTACTTAACAAATGAAAGATATGGAAAAGGTGTAGCAATTTCAGAAATAAATTTACAAAGTTTTTATGATGCTTCACAAGTTTGCGTAACACAAGTAACACCCTATTCAGGTGCAAGTGATATAAATATTTTTGATACAAATACTGCATTAGATACATCACAAAAGATTATAGATAATGTTAGAGAAATGTTAAAAGGTTGCAGAGGTTATCTTCCATACACACAAGGTAAGTATAGTTTAATTATTGAAACAACAGGAAGTGCAAGTATCACATTAACAGAAGATGATATTATAGGTGGATATAATTTATCTATTCCAACAAAGAATGAAAGATATAACAGAGTTATAGTTGGATTTGTTGACCCAGCTAGAAATTATCAAGTTAATGAAGTTCAGTTTCCACCTATTGACGATTCAGGATTACCAAGTGCAGACAGACACGCAACTATGAAAACTGCTGATGGTGGATTTTTATTAGAGGGTAGATTTACATTTAAAACTTTAACCTCTGCATATCAAGCAGAAGAAATGGCAGAAGTTATTTTAAGAAGAAGTAGAGAAGCATTAACACTTGGTATTAATGTTAGCTTTGATGCTTATGATTTAGCGATTGGTGATATAGTTAATATTACACATAGTTCATTAGGTTTTTCTGCAAAAGCATTTAGAGTTATGGGTTTAACTTTTAACGAAGATTATACAATAGGATTATCTCTTGTTGAATATCAAGCTGGTCATTATACTTGGGCAACAAAAGCACAAGTTAGTTCTACACCATCAACTAATTTACCTAATCCATTTACTATCCAACCACCAGCTAGTGTTACTTTAGATGATACTTTAGTTGAATATAATGATGGAACTGTAATTGTAGCTTTAGATGTAGCGATAGGTGCTTCTCCTGATAGTTTTGTTGATTATTACCAAGTAGAATACAAATTAAGTACAGATTCAGATTATATTATTTATGCACAAGGTTCAGGATTAAATCACAGAGTCTTAAATGTAATTGACCAAAAAATTTACAATGTAAGAGTTAAAGCTGTTAATACTTTAGGAGTATCATCAAGTTATGTATCAGCTACAAGAACAATAGTAGGTGCTATTGAACCACCTAGTGATGTTACAGATTTTTCTTGTAATATATTAGGACAAGAAGCACATTTATCTTGGACACAAATACCTGATTTAGATTTAGCTTTTTATCAAATTAGATATTCAACATTAACAGATGGAACTGGAGAATGGGCAAACTCTGTATCTTTAATAGAAAAAGTATCAAGACCAGCCACAAGCATTAGTACAGTTGCTAGGGCTGGGACTTATCTTATAAAAGCATTTGATAAATTAGGTAATGCAAGTTCTAACGCAACTGCAATAGTTTCTAATGTAACTAGCACATTAAATTTTAATGCAATAACTACTGTATCTGAACACCCTGATTTTGATGGAACATTAACAGATACAACAATCGTAGATGATACTTTAAGATTAGATTCTTCAGAATTATTTGATTCAGCTTCAGGAAATTTTGATACAGAAACAACTAGATTTTTTGATTCAGGTGTTGCTAATGCAGACTTTAAAGCATCTGGTAATTATTTATTTGCAGATGTAGTAGATATAGGTGCTAAACATACAGTAAGAATTACAGCAACTTTAAAACAAACTTCTGATGACCCAGATGATTTATTTGATAATAGAACAGGATTATTTGATGCACAAAATTCTAGCTTTGATGGAGATACACCAGCTAACTCAAATGCACATTTAGAAATTGCTACAAGTGATGATAACTCTACTTTTACTGCTTTTCAAAACTTTGTAATAGGAAATTATACAGCTAGATATTATAAATTTAGAGTTGTTTTAACTTCTACTGATTTAGCTTCAACTCCTGTTGTTCAAGAAGTATCAATTTCAATAGATATGGAAGATAGAATATTTAGTGGAAATGATATAACATCTGGTGCTGGAACTAAAACTGTTACATTTACAAACCCATTTAAAAGTGATAATTATGCAGTTGGAATTACAGGACAAGGAATGGCAACAGGAGATTTCTTTTTAGTAGAAAGTAAAACTATTAATGGATTTAATGTAACATTTAAAAATTCAGGTGGAACAGCAATATCTAAAACATTTGATTTTATTGCAAAAGGGTTTTAAAAGGAGTATAAAACAATTATGGCACAACACGATTACGATATAGCGAACCAATCTTTCCCAGCCTTTAGAACAGACTTAAATGGTGTTCTTGAAGCTATAAATACATCTAATTCTGGTACATCAAGACCAAGTGGTGCTGTCGCTGGAACGATTTGGTTAGACACAACGTCAGCTACTACACCTACTCTTAAATATTATGATGGTGCTGGAGATATATCACTTGCAACTTTAGATCATTCAGCAAACACAGTTAATTGGTTAGATAGTTCAGTTGTAGCAGATTTAGTAAATGACACCTCTCCACAATTAGG